GTCATTGACGCCAAGTTCTGCGCGACACAGAACAGCGCTACTGCGAATTGGCATCTGATCCAAGATGCCCAGAAGGACATAGCCGAACTGCATCGAGAGCGCGACGCCCTTCTCGCTGAGCGGGATGTGCTGAAGGCTGATCTGGAGCGGGCGCACCGAGCTACAAACAGCGAGTGCATGGACTGGGCGCGGGAATACGAGCGGCGCAAGGAAGTTCAGACCGAACGCGACCAGCTCAGCGGCGAGGTCGAGCGACTTCGAGAGGCCGAGCTTCTGCTTCTGAGTGTGTGCGATGACCTGATGCGACACGAGAACGCAGATGTTCGCATGGTTACCTGCATTGAGCTGAACAACTGGTTGACGAAGCGCGCCGCCCTGCAAGGAGCCCAGCCATGACACGAATCACACGGCTGCAGATCACCGCAGAGATTGACGGAGCGGTATGCCACATCAAATTCCCGGCCGAGTGCCAGGACGTTTTGATCCACATGATCCAGTCCCTATCTGGCGGCTCAATTGAGGCTGTAAAACTGCCTGATTCGTTCCGGTTTGTAACTCTCGGCGAGGCCATGCAAGGAGCCCAGCCATGACCATCCAACTCAAGGAGCTGGCCGGCGCTGTCGGCCTCGTCATCGCAGCCCTGTTCATCGGGGCGCTGTGCCACGTTGCGCTGATAGGGGGTGTGTGATGGAGGCCGATGAAGCGCTGCTCGGACTGCTCTACTCGTGCGCAGCCTGCGGCCTGTTCTTTTCAGCACTAGCAGAGTGGGTGATGTGATGGCTAGCCAATACCAGCGCGCCAAGCGCATCTGGTTCTGGAAATTCTACGGCTACGGCCTGGCAGTGTTCTCGCTGCTGGCTGTGATTAGCGGACTGGCAGGGAAGGTGACGGGATGAGCCAGATGATCGAAGTGAGTACCGCAGACTTGATCGGGCCGGCGCTGGATTGGGCGGTCGCTCATGCGGTGAAGGCGTGGGAGACAGCGCACGAACTGTTCCCAACAATGACGCTCGATCCGACATTTTCCGGTGTAGAGGCTCGCCAATACCCTCGCGGTGAATTTGGCTCGATGCTGATGACCTGCGTGCTCGTGCCAAGCAACCCGTTCCGACAGGAGCCGCAACCGTTTTGCCCTTCTATCAGCTGGAGTCAGGGCGGGCCGCTCATAGACCGTCACCGCATCAGCGTGATCTTTCACGATGATGATTCACGGCCTTGCGCTTGGACTGATGAAACGGCGGCATGGTCAGGAGCTGACGCGCTGATCTGCCTATGCCGCGCAATCGTGGCGGCAAAGCTTGGCAACACGGTCAACGTCCCTGCCGAACTGGTGACCCCATGAACCGCACCCTCCCCCTCCCCTACGACACCGGCCCGCACGACGACACCCCATCAGGCCACAGCTTCGCAGCTGCTTGGTTGACCCTTACCGGGTTCGGCGTCCTTTCCGCAACGCTGATCGTCGGACTCATTGGTGAGGCGGCGATCTTTCACTTCTTCGGGTAACCGACCATGCAACCAACCACAGCACAGGTTCAGCCTGCTGTTGCGGCTCAACTCGACTGGATGACGCTCGGATCGTTTGAGCCCGAGCGATTCCAGGGCGAGCAGCGCAAGCAGTACGAAGACGAGGCCGCACGCATAGAGCGGCAATGGGACAACCAAGAGGACTAACACCATGTTCAAGAAGGCAGAACGCAAGCAGGCACGGCTACGGCTCGCACTTGCGGGACCATCCGGCTCCGGCAAGACCTATTCAGCGCTCCAGATGGCAAAGGGGCTTGGTAGTCGAATCGCAGTGATCGACACCGAGCACGGCAGCGCATCGCTGTATGCCGACGCAGCAGACTTCGACGTGATGGAGCTGCATGCACCTTACTCGCCCGAGCGCTACGTTGAAGCCATCCAAGCCGCAGAGGCCGCCGGCTATGACGTGCTGATCATCGACAGCTACTCGCACGAGTGGACCGGGCCGGGCGGCTGCCTGGAGATCAACGACGAGACGGCAAAGGCCAGATTTAAGGGCAACACATGGTCGGCCTGGAGTGAGACAACGCCGCGCCACCGCAAGCTGACAGACAAGATCCTGACCAGCCCGATGCACATCATCTGCACCATGCGGAGCAAGACCGAGACGGTACAGGGCGAGGGCAAAAAGATCGTAAAGCTCGGCCTCAAGAGTGAGCAGCGGGACGGTACGGACTATGAATTTACTGTCGTCCTCGACGTCACGCACGACGGGCACTACGCCGTTGCCAGCAAGGATCGGACGCGCCTCTTCCAGCACCCTGAAGTCATCACCCCCGAGACGGGCGCCAAGCTGCTGGCCTGGCTCAACGATGGCCGGAGCCAAGAGCAGCAGGCGATGGACGCCGCCGAGGAAGCGATCAGCAAAATCCCGCTGGTTGAGACGATGCATGAATTGCAAAGCGTCTACGCAGCGGCCTACCGGCAGGCGCAGGAATACCCCGAGGTGCTGGCGAAGCTCAATGCCGCCAAGGACCAACGCAAAGCAGAACTCACACAACCCCTGGAGCAAACGGCATGAGCAGTCGCGGCGTAAACAAGGTCATCATTATTGGGAATGCGGGGGGCGACCCGGAGGTGCGTTACGCGCCTAGCGGGAACGCCTTCGCCAACCTGACCATTGCCACATCGGAAAGCTGGAAGGACAAGCAGACCGGCCAGTTGCAGGAGCGCACCGAGTGGCACCGCGTGGTCTTCAGCGGAAAGATCGCGGAGATCGTCGGCGAGTACGTCCGCAAAGGGCAGCAGCTCTACATCGAAGGGAAGCTCAGAACGCGGGAATGGGAAAAGGACGGCGTGAAGCGCTACACCACGGAGATATTGGTGGGCATCGACGGCACGATGCAGATGCTTGGCAGCAAGGGCGACGGGCAGCAGCAGGCACCGAGGCAGCCACAGCAACCGCGTCCCGCACAGCAGCCGCAGAGCCAGCAAGGCGCGCCGGGGCCGGACTCCTTCGATGACGACATACCATTCCTCCCGATGCCGTACTTGGCTGGAATCTGACAACTACAGGGCGCTTCGGCGCCCTTTCTCATGGAGCATTGACATGACCATGAAGCTCTACCAGCTTGCCGACGAGTACCAGCAAGCGCTTGAGGTGTTGGACGACCCCGAGCTGCCGGAAGAAGTCGTGCGCGACACGCTGGAGGCGCTGCAAGGCGGGCTCGTGCAGAAGGGCCAGGCCGTCGCCGCCTACGCGCTCAACCTGTCCGCTGAGATCGAGGCACTGAAGGCGCACGAGAAGCGCGTGGCAGCCAAGCGCAAGACTCTGGAGGCGCGCGAGGCGTGGTTCCGCGAATACCTGAAGACAAACATGGAGCGCTGCGGCATCAACGAGATCAAGGCCATCGACGGCACGTTCACCGCGAAGCTGGGCAAGGGTCGCCCGTCTGTAGTGATCGACGACGAAAAGCTGATCCCGGATGACAGCGAGTTCGTCCGCTGGACGCGCAGCGTTGACAAGACGGCCATCGCCGCTGCCATCAAGAACGGACAGGAAGTGCCAGGCGCTCACGTCGAGACACGACCAAGCCTGCGCATCGCATAACCAGGGCGCCCCGCGCGCCCTCCTCCCCGGTACACACCCATGCTCATAGACAACCATGCCATAGCGCAGGGCGAGGCTCTGCGCGCGCAAATTGAGTCCGCCACGGCTGCATACCTGAACGCTGGCGGCAAGATCCAGCAGCTGCCGGACAGCATCGGCAAGCCAGCCACCGCAAAACCGGCAATGTTCAACAACTCCTGCAATCCAGAGGCAGACGCCAAGAGCCGTGCGCGCGGAAACCGCCGCTCTTCCGCCGTGAGCAGCCTGCCCCTTCGCAAGCGTGGCACTCCGCAGGCCAAGCAGAATGAGGCGCTGCGCGAGGTGTGGCCATGAAAAGCAACATACCCAGGGCCAGGCTTGAAAAGGTCAGTCGATCGCTGCTGCGCCTGCATCGTGTCGCCGTCGTGCGCATGGAGAACGACGACCAGTACCTGATCGACTGGCGAGACGTCCGGGCCATCGCGCCAAGCCGGCAGGTCAT